GGAGTTCCTCCCGGCCATTACGCACTAAACGTCCTTCGCCAAAATGGCGTCGATGGCAGGATGCCCCACATAAGCCGGCAGCCTTGGAGTCTGGAGAATGTATTCCTGGATCACCCGGTAGTCCCACTCGGTGACACCGTATACGTCCAGGAGCAAGTCCAGAGTTTCGCTGCACATAGCCAATGGAGCACCTGCCAACATGCAGGCGTTATAGTCGTTCATGATGGAGGCAGGAGTCTCGGTGTGCTGGGCTAGCAAAACTAGCACTTTTGTGTTTGTCTCAAAGATGATGGGGACATGGGCAGAGCAAGTAATCGCAGCGCGAGCAACCCCCTTGAGCCATGCGTATGGGTCAGGGAATGCGTTCAGCATCGTGTGCTGCCGATACAAGCGTCTCCCAATCGTGGGTCCCCAATATAGGCGCAGCGGAGACCGTCCATCGAGTCCACGTGACGGGTAAGGCCGATTTCCTAGGAACACCATCTGGCGTGGGTCCTCATGGACCTTCACATCCCTTGCGGTGAACCCGAACCGACCAACCGCCGCCGTGATCTCGGCTTCGGCCCACTTCCTACCTGATCTCGTGAGACGTGGGACGAGCGTCAAGGAATCGTCCCCAAGGACCACAATCCTGACGTTCTCCCTCATCCATGCAGCGTCTGCCTCGGACAGTTCTGAAGCGAGCGGAACTCCCAGCAGAATATGCGACCATGTGCACATTTGCACCACGCCGTTCAACTCTGCGTTTATCAAGGCCGTGTCGTCTCGGCCGCTCGCATTCATTACGGGGCAATTGACTTTTGCCCCATGCATGGTGTGGCCCCTGGGCCGGTCCCAGGCAGCCACAATCCGCCGCTGTGACTCATTCCACTCCAACCCCATCTCTTGGTACGCCTTCGCCAAGAAGTCATGGGCCTGCCTGCTGTAAGTGCAGTCGAAGCTGGAGTAATCACACTCCACCGCGACCACACCTGGGCGCCAAAACGCCCTGTCCCCCACGGTAACGCCATGCAACCACTCGTTGAGCTGGTTTGGCTTCAGGCCACCTGCATAGGTCACGGTACCAGATAGGGGAAAACAGGAGTGCAGCCAATCAGTCGCTTGGCGCAAGAACGGCCCCATTGCACAGTGGGTGAAGGGGTTCGGGGAGCAGATGAGCCGGGGATTTGCCGGCTTGATGAACGGTTCTCTGTCGTCGCGCATGTTGGCACCCAGCTCATTCTTCATGAAGAAGTCAAATCGTAGGTGCTTGGCCGTGAGGCCATCGTACTGGAAGACACTGTCCATCAAGGTCACTCTACGCGCGGGGGGAAAACTGGCCAGCCATGACTCCCGCTGGTCAGTCGTTGTGTGCTGCCCGTACTCCTCACAGAATTGCTCCACTGCTTTCTGCACGCAACAGAGAGGGTTGCCAGTGCGCCCCGCATACCATTCCATGTCCTTCCCGGAACAAAACGGCATTGGGCGGACCCGGCCAGTGAAATCTAGTGACGGATACGACTTATGGTTTTCCCACGCGTCTTCCCAGACCTGGGTGTCTGGGGCGAAATCAGGCTGAGCAAAGAACCTGTTTCCGAGTGCAATCAAATAGTTCTCAGCGGTCTTTGCAAAGTTGACGGCGCGTACGTGCGTCATGAACCCCACCACGGCAGGGCCCTTGGTCACACCGACAACATTGACTTTGGACAGATCAACACCGCACGACCTGGTGGGTACAGACCACTCGGGGCGCTTTATTTTTTCCTTTGGGGTCGCGGCTATTGCATCTATACAGAGTGGACCTGCATTCCCAACACTCAAGCCGAAGGGATGCATCATGGGAACATTTTGCGCTTCTGGTCGCGAGGCTGTGGCACGAGACACCCATGCTGCCCTGCACTCTGGGCACATCTGGTGTTTCCACCGGAACTTACGTGGAGGCGAGCGCCCGCAACCCACGCATGTCCACGGCACATTTGCTCTCTCGCACGGATCGTCAGTCGGCATGCCGTACACCTTCCCAGGCATGTACAGATTTGTAAGCGCCAAGGCAGGGGTGGGGCGGTAGGGTAAACCATCCAACACCCGCTCAACCACTGCTTCTGCCTTATCCGGCTGATGCACTGACGACAATGCCGCCCTGTACACCCTATCTCGAACCTCCCTCCACGGGTTTCCAACCAACCCATGAGCCATCTTGAGCATGGTCGACCAATGTGTCTCATCGACCATCGCATGGGATATAGGGTCTAGGCCTCCATCGGCTCTGGCTTTGCGAAATGTCACGTCTTTGTACCTTTGCCCTGCCACGTTGATGGATTGCGGGATTGTGAATCTGTTTGATGACACTGCAGCAACCCTCAACGATGCCGTCGCGCTGGTTCGGACAGCCTGCACGAGACTGACTCCCCCCAGCCACGGCCGCGATGACCAAACGCCCTGTCCAAGCTCCATCCATGCCCAGCCGTCAGCAACCTGACCAGCCACGACACGCGAAAGCCCCACCAAAGTGGCTCCCGAAGCTCTCTGCACCACATGCTCTTGAGGCTGAGCCGGCGTCACCACCATGAGGTTGGCATATTGGGCCCCATGCTTCGCATGCGTCGGCCCACACCCAACGAACAAGTAGGAATTCCGGTAGTCCCCAATCCGCGCTAGTGCCGTAGCACCTAGCGTCCTGCACCCCCAACGAAGTGGGAACAGGTATGGATGAGATAAAATCGCAGAGCAGTAGTGCAGCACCAGCCTTTTCCTGGAGCTGAACGGCCTTGGCCATTCCGTCTCTTGTTGCACCAGCATCTCCTGGCACAGTTGCAAGAACTTCCACGTTGCCTTCAATGGCCCCGAGTACTTCAACCACTTGCAGTAAAACCAACAGAGAGAAACGCTCACAAAGAGCGCATACTCCAATTCCGTGCTCATGTCACACCCCAC